ATCTGGTGCGATCCTCGGATTCGTGTTGGACATGAAAAAACTCGTATTATCTGATGAAGAAATTTAACGTACTTTATAAAGGGCGTAAAATTTATCAGGACCTTACTCATGAAGAATGTGCTGAGGTCCTACAAGACTTTTCCGAACGCTTTTTCTCGGAAGAAAACATTGATCCAAACTTTATTGAACTGGAGGAAATTTAATGGCTAAAGGTGGAACGAATAAGACCTTGTTTGAACCAGGTCCCCCAAAGAAGACTCGTCAAGGACGCTCGGCAAGAACTCTTCTCAGTGCGACCTCTCGCAATGGACGTAAGAAGCGTTATCGTGGACAAGGTAAAGGGTAATAGTATAGATAAAGCAGGGGTAACTCCCTGCTTTTTTATTAGCAACTAATGTCATATCTAAATCACAATCTTCCTACAATTACTTGCTATATTCGTAATGAATTTCTCTATAATCATAAAAAAGGTCATGGGGAGGTTACTTTATGTGATGTGCATTCCGTAGCGTCCTTAGAGAAGCACGTACCCCTCTTTGAGGCGTTTCTAGAGAATGGGGTTAACTGGACTCGTAGACCGATTCATGCATTCTGTTGGAAACCTGATGCACCAGTTCCAGATCTAGAAGAATGTATGTGGTGGGATTGCTTTTCTCCTTATATTGATGTTCAAGTTCGCTCAAGACTTGCTAACTTACGTGCTCAATTAATCAATTATAAAGGAGAAAAGAATGAAGGAACGTATATGTTCACTCTTGATTGGTCATGGGAGTCAAAATCTACTCTGAATACTAACTTTAGTGAGACTCCAGAGCATAAATGTGCTCACTTCTTCAAGATGGATAATGGTAATTTCTATGCATATCCAAATAATAAGATATTATGGTATGATGATGCATGGACAAAGAACAGAATTACCAAAAATCCAGGTTATGAAATTGACTTGACCGAATATTCAGTAGAAAATCGTCGTAAAATTGAGACTTCAGATGATTTTATGTACGAAATTAAAGAAATTCGGGATAGCAACCCCGTAAAAAGTTCTGATTTAACAAATCAGGAGCAAAAAAATGACCAAACAAGTAGATAAAGACGAAAATTTTATGAAAAATGAGTGGGGAACGCAGTTTTTATCGTCAGAATATGGTTGGGAAAGTAAAATTCAGAAGCAAAAAATGCTTCGTGAGATCAATCATGACAACATGACACCCAAGAAACATGATTTTTATCATCAGAACGAAATTCATGAAAAAATTCGCAATGATGAGGATTATGATGACTGGGATTATGGCACAGAACCAACCTACGGATCCATAAAAGGGTAATAAATAAGATAGAATTATAATATTCAATGCCTTTAGAAAGGGTAAGCCAAGGTTTTAAGGACATCAGTATGACTTTTCAGACTAATCCTCTGAACGGTGATCTGATTGCGCTTAAAAATGAAAATGCAATCGCTCGTTCTGTGCGTAATATTGTGTTTACCCTTCCTGGAGAAAAGTTTTTTGATGAAGATTTTGGATCTAGAATCTCTAGAACCTTATTTGAGAACGTTGACGACATTTCTGCTTCTATTATTACTGATGAGATTAGACAATCAATCAATAACTATGAACCAAGAGTGAGATTGATCTCAGTAAACTCATATCCAGATTTTGATAATAATGCATATGATGTTGTTATTGTGTATGAAATCATTGGTGCGGACGTTCCTATACAAGAATTACAATTTGTTTTGCAACCATCTAGGTAAAAATGCCATTAGCAAACTTCGCTAACCTGGATTTCAACCAGGTTAAAACAACGCTCAGAGACTACTTAAAAGCGAATTCTAATTTTACTGATTATGATTTTGAGGGATCCAATCTCTCAACAATACTTGATGTTTTGGCATATAATACTTACATTACCTCATATAATGCAAATATGGTTGCAAATGAGGTTTTTATTGATAGTGCAACTCTTAGAGAGAATGTTGTTGCACTTGCAAGAAATATTGGATATGTTCCAAGATCAAGAAAAGCAGCAACTGCATCAATCAGTTTCTTTGTAGATGCTACAGTTTTTAATATTAGTCCACTACCATCAACAATCACTCTTAAGAAAGGTCCTGTTGTAACTTCATCTGGTAGTTTTGGTGGACAGTCTTTTGTATTTTCAATTTTAGAGGATATTAGTGTTCCTGTTATAGATGGAATTGCAAGTTTTAATGATATTTCAGTCTATCAAGGATCATTACTTTCTTCTAATTTTACCTACAGTTCAAGAATACCAAATCAGAGATTCATTCTACCAAACTCTGGAGTAGATACTGCTCTTATTAATGTAGTTGTAAAAACAAACGAAGACGCCACTACAGGTACAAAGTATAGTCTTCAAGATAGTTTATTCCAGGTTTTATCTGATTCAAAAGTATATTTCTTACAAGAAATTGAGGATGAAAGATATGAATTAATTTTTGGTGATGATGTATTCGGAAAAGCATTAGAAGAAGGAAATTATATAACATCCGATTATATTGTTTGTGACGGAGATTCTGCGAATGGTATAAGTCAATTTTCTTTTGCAGGTAGATTAACATATACAAGAAATTCGGTTACTTCAACAATCACTTCTGGAATTTCTGCTGTAACTACTGGATTAGTCGCTACTGGTGGGGAAAGTATTGAATCTGTTGAATCTATTAAAAAGTATGCACCAAGAATCTATGCATCTCAAAATAGAGCACTTACTGCAGACGACTACGAGACTTTAATTCCCGCAAGAATATATCCAGAAACTGAATCAATTTCAGTATTTGGTGGTGAAGAATTAGTACCTCCACAATATGGTAAAGTCTTTATTAGTATCAAACCAAGAACAGGTGATTTCTTACCAAATCTGACAAAGGAAAACATCAAACTAAGATTGAAAAAATATTCTGTTGCTGGAATAGTCCCAGAAATTTTAGATCTGAAGTATCTTTATATTGAATCAAATTCAAAAGTATACTATAACACAAACTTAGCACCCAATGCAGACTATGTTTCTACATTGGTCCAAACAAATGCAAATAAGTATGCTGATTCTACCGAATTAAACAAATATGGTGCCAGATTTAAGTATAGTAAGTTTTTAAAAATAATTGATGACAGTCACGAATCTGTAACTTCTAATATCACGACAATACAGATGAGAAGAGATCTGAGAGTCGTGTTAAACGCATTCTCAGAGTATCAAATTGGATTCGGAAATCAATTCCATATTAGTAGTATGGATGGATACAACATTAAATCATCAGCGTTTCTTATAAGTGGTATTTCACAACCAGTATATCTTTCAGACATTCCCAACACTAACGGAGAAACTGGAAATATTTTCTTCTTTACTGTTCCGTCTGCAAATTCCACGAGTGCAACTATTTTGAGGAGAAATGTTGGAAGTATTGATTATAAGAGAGGAATTATAACCTTAAATCCAATTAGTGTGATTGGAGGCAAGTTGAAGGATGGACAAACAATTATAGAAATCTCTGCCATACCACATTCAAATGATGTTGTCGGATTACAGGATTTATATTTGCAACTAGATATTAATAACAGTACTTTTGATATGGTGACTGACAATATTGCTTCTGGTCTTGATCCCTCGGCATCAAACTACATATCATCTTCAAGTTATGCAAATGGTGCTTTGGTAAGACCAACCCCAACAATTACAAGTGGTGGAACGACGATTTCAACAACAAATGTAAATCCGACGAATACAGCAGGAACTACTGCAACTACCACTACATCCTCTCCTAGTGCTTCCTCAGGGACTTCTTTCGGTTCAACATACTAGAAACGTAATAAAATCATAAAATGACAGAACAGAGAATTAAGCTTAACAACATCGTTCAGAACCAGATTCCCTCATATGTTAGAGAGGAATTTCCACTAATTTCTGAATTTTTAAAGCAATATTATATTGCCCAAGAGTTTCAAGGAGCTCCTGTTGATTTAATTCAAAACATTGATAGGTATATCAAGTTAGATGAAACTACTTCTCTTGTAGAGTCTGTCATTTTAAGTTCTGATATTGAGGAATTTGATACAACAATATCTGTTGACCTAGTAAAGTCTCCGTCTGGTACGAATGGATTTCCAGATTCTTATGGTATTTTAAAAATTAATGATGAAATAATCACTTATACAGGAAAAACTTCATCAGCATTTACCGGTTGTATAAGAGGATTTTCTGGTATTTCTTCGTATAGTCAGGATGCAAATCCAGAAGAGCTAGTCTTTAGTTCTACTTTAGCTGCTGAGCACGCAACGGGATCAACAATAGAGAATTTAAGTATTCTCTTTTTAAAAGAATTTTTATCAAAAACAAAAAATCAATTTTTACCAGGACTAAACGAAAGAGATCTTTCATCTCAATTAAATCAAAATCTTTTTATTAAGCAAGCAAAAGATTTTTATCTAACTAGAGGTACGGATCGTTCGTTTGAAATTTTATTCAAAGCTTTATACAATGAAAATGTAAATATAGTAAAACCAAGAGATTTTCTTTTTACTCCATCAAACGGTCAATTTAGAGTTACTAATGATTTTGTAGTAGAATCTTTAAATGGGGATCCAATGGATCTCACAGATTCAACATTATTCCAAAATGATTATAGTGATACTATTACCAAGGCATATGCACCAATAACTAAGGTTGAAAAAATTATATCTGGATTGGGTCAAACATATTATAAGTTAAGTATTGATTCTGGGTATGACAGAGATATTGAAGTTGAAGGATCAATTTATGGTGCATTTTCTATTCACCCGAAAACCAAATTAATCGGACAAGTTTCTGCCGGAACAACGGTATTAGATGTTGATTCTACCTTAGGATTTCCAGACTCTGGAGAACTTTCTGTAAGATATAACGATTTCTCATCAGGAATAGTATCATATACTTCAAAATCTATAAATCAATTTTATGGATGCGAAAATGTTAATGGAACCATCTTAAATGCAGAAAATGTTGGTATTAACACCTATGCATATGGTCAATCATTTTCAAATCCAAATGAAATAATAACGGTAAAAATTAGATCCGTTCTTGGATCTCTAGATTACCCATCAAATGCATATTATTATTCTCCAGAAGATACTGTTAGAATAAAAACTCTTGGATCAAATAAATCTGATTTCAAATCAAAGAATTGGATTTTAAATATCTCACCTATTTTCCAAGTAGAAAGTATTACTTTACTTGACAACGCAGACAAAACTTATAGATTAAAATTAACTAAGGATCATCCATTTAGAATCGGAGATTCTGCTACTATCATCGGTAATGGTGCAGATAAAACAACAAAAATTATAGAAATTACTTCATCAGACACCTTTGTAGTAAAAGGTCAGGGTGAATTGAACATCTCCCTTAGCTACAAGATCAGGAAGAACCTACAAAGAGCACTTTCAACTAAGTTTCCAAAAGTTTCTTCATATGGTTCTAATGTTCAAAACATTTATAATGACCAAGACAAGATACTTGTCGCAACTCCATCATTACCTTTCTATGATGGACAACCTTTAGAAACTACAGACAGATCAATAACATTTTCTGGAACTTTTTCTGGTTCTCAATTTAAAATTACAAATAACTCTGATCATGGATTCTACACTGGTGATGCTGTTTACTATATTCCAGAAAAAGTACAAATTCAAACTTTTGTTGGAACTGCACTAACAACGATAACTTCTATTAACTCATCTTTATTTGATGAGGGACTCTTCTTCGCATATAGGGTTAGTTCAACTACAATTAAACTTGCAAGAAGTAGAACTGATCTTTTTAATGGTAGATTTGTTTCTTTGAATGGAGAAACAACAGTAACAAATAATATAATTAAACCCTATGATTTTAGATTCAAGACGCTACAAAATCAAAAACTTTTTAGAGAAATCTCTGATCCTATTGATGATGGAGTTGTTACTGAAACAAAACCTGGATTTACTGGTATCTTGATAAATGGTGTTGAAATTAGAAACTATAAGTCATCAGATGTTGTCTATTATGGAAAACTCAATGAAATTGAAGTAACATCATCTGGTAGCGATTACGATGTGATCAATCCACCTTTAATCAATATTTCAGACTCTACTGGAATTGGTGCGACTGGTTACGTTGCCATCTCAGGATCTCTACAATCAATTAGAGTTTTAGATTCTGGATTTGATTATATTGAAACTCCAACTATTAAAATATCTGGGGGAAATGGATCAGGTGCTTTAGCAAGCCCAAGCATGAAGTTAATTGATCACTCTGTTTCATTTAATTCAGAGGATTCTTCAAATGCTGGTGTGGCAATAACAGCAAATACTATTGGATTTGGCACTTATCACAAGTTTAGAAATTCTGAAGAGGTTTTATACCAAACATTCTCTCAAAAAGCGGTTGGTGGAATAAGCACAAATGCAACTTATTATGTCTCCGTTCAAAGTGATTATGTCATAAAGTTGCACAAAACCAAGGGTGATGCTATCGCAGGAATCAACACAGTTGATCTTACATCAATTGGAATTGGTAAGCATTCTTTTAAGGCAACCAATAAGAAATATGTGTTATCTGCAATTAATGTAGTTTCTGCAGGAAATGGATATCAAAACAAACAAAGAACTTGCTCATCTAGTGGTGTAAGCACTTCATATAATCAAATTACAATCACAAACCACGGATATGGTTCTGGAGAGATTGTAAAATACACTTCGGACGGAACTACGATTGGGGGACTATCCAGTGGTTCCGAGTATTATCTGACAAAAGTTGATGATGATAATTTCAAATTATCTCAAATAGGACTTGGAACAATAAGTCAAGATTTTTATTATAAAACAAATCAGTATGTCAACTTGACTTCGGTTGGAGTTGGAACTCATTCGTTCAATTATCAGGATATTACTGTTACAGTATCTGGAAAAATTGGTATATCTTCGGTTGGATCAGAAACATTTGAAGCAAGAGTTCAACCAATATTCAGAGGTTCTGTAACTTCCGTTCATCTTTCTAATCAAGGTGTTGGGTATGGGTCTTCTGAAGTAATAAATCTGGATAAACAACCACAAATAACATTAATATCAGGACAAGATGCTCAACTTTCTCCTGTAATAGAAAATGGAAAAATCATTGAGGTTGTTGTTCTAAACTCCGGTAAAAAATACAATTCCCCTCCAGACCTGATCATATCTGGAGATGGTGTTGGTGCAGTTATCACTCCAGTTTTAACTAATGGACTTATATCATCAGTTAAAGTGGTGGAATCTGGTGGAGGATATAGTCAACAAAATACTTCAATCTCAGTTCTTTTCCCAGGTAAAGATGCGGAATTTAGAGCAAAAATTCAAAAATGGACAGTAAACCTTTTTAGAAGAAATTTTGTTAACTTTACTGGTGATGATGGATATATTTCTTCTGGAATAAACGAAGATTATGAATTAGAATACTCTCATTTATATGCACCAAGAAAACTTAGAGAAATAATTTATTCTGTAGATCAACAAGGAAATAGTCTTTTTACACAAAAAGATCTTGCTAAAGTAAACAATTTAGAAGTCTCGGCATCAAATCACTCACCAATTATAGGATGGTCTTATGATGGACATCCAATCTACGGACCATATGGATACACTACAAGATCTGGAGGTACAGTAACTCAGTTAAGATCTGGTTATAATCTGATTCTGAAAGAAAATAGACCACCAGTTGCAAGTTTTCCAGAAGGATTCTTTGTAGAGGACTATACTTATGTAAGAGTTAGCAATGAAACAGTTCTTGATGAAAATAATGGAAGATTCTGTGTAACTCCTGAGTATCCAAACGGAACTTATGCATATTTTGCAACTTTTGAATCCGCATTAGATTCATCTGGTCCTTTTGTTGGATATAAGAGACCAGCATTCCCATACTTAATTGGAAATAGTTTTAAATCAACTCCAAATAGATTTAATTTTGATTATAGATCTAATCAAGATCAAATTGATCTGAATAAAACAAAGTGGTTAAGAAACACTGATTCTTATAATTTAATTGATGGTACTGTAGTATATGAATATCTGAGTTTACCAAATAATTTAAATCAGTCACTAGATGTCACCGCTGTTTATCCCGGAAATGTTGATAATGTCGGAATTATTACCGGTGGTAATAATTATAGAGTAAATGATTCTGTTGTTTTTGATAATGAAGGGACTCAGGGAGATGGTGCTTCTGCTAGGGTATCAAGAATTTTAGGTAAATCGGTCAACACTATTAGCGTAGCAACTAGTTCAATTACAAATGTTGAAATTTATCCATCAGACAACAAAGGAAACTACACTATAGTTTGTGAAAATCCTCATAATTTTAAAGATGGAGATTTTGTATCAATATCTGGACTCTCTACAACTTCATCTAAAATTGGTGGAATTTACAGAGCTGGAGTTGGAACGAACACTCTTGCTGTTGCTGGAGTAGGAACAACTTCATCTGGAATTGGAACAGTAGGATTTACTGGTATAGTAACTTATTTTGGTGTATCTGGTAATCTGGGAATATTGAGAATAAAAGAAAATGATATACTTGATATTGGAACAGAAAGAGTAAAGGTATTAAATGTTGAACCAGAGTATTCTAGAATTAGAGTAATTAGAGAATTTGATGGCACTGTAGGATCATCACACTCCGTAACTACTATCTTATATGAAGATCCTAGAAGACTTACAATTAATGCAGGGTTTAACACATCATACGAATTTAAAGAAAATAGAGAGATCTATTTCAATCCTTTAGAATCTGTTGGTTTAGGAACACTATCTGGTGTTGGTATAGGAACTACAATATTCCTGTCAAACCCAGGAACAGGTATTTCTCAAATATTCATTCCAACAAAGTCAATTTATATTAGAAATCATGGTTTAGAAACTGGTGACGAATTAACATATTCCTCAAATAATGGAAGTGGACTCGTAGTGCTAGAGAATGGTGTTGGTATAGGTACAACACTGTCAGATCAACAATCAGTATTTGTTGCTAAAATTTCAAATGATTTAATTGGATTATCTACAGTAAGAGTTGGTTTAGGAACAACAGGGACTTTTGTTGGTATTGCATCAACTGTTGCAAATGCGACAACGATGGCATTTACTGGCATTGGAACTGGAGAATATCATAGTTTTACTACAAATTATCAAGCAATAACAGCGACGATTACAAGAAATCTTGTAACTGTTTCTACAGCTCAAACACATGGATTGGATTCTGACCATAGCGTATATGTTAATGTAAGACCATCAATATCAACAACATATACTATTACGTATAATGACTATAATAGAAAACTTTTAATCAATCCAAAAAACTTTACTTCTTCTGGAATTAACACTTTATCAAACTCTATTACTATAGTAAATCATGGATATGAAACTGGAAATAAAGTAATTCATACATCAACAAATCCAGCTCAGGGATTGGAGGATAATAGAGTATATTATATTGTGAAGATTGACTCGGACAAATTTAAGTTATCCGACACCTATTATGATTCTGTCAGCGCAAAACCACCTATCGTAGGTATTGCTAGCACTTCTAGTGGAACTATTTCTCTTGTCAATCCACCCATTAAAGTGTATGGAAATTCATCTTTAGTATTTGATTTGTCTGATAGTTCGCTATCATATATCAATCAGGCAACTCTTTATCCAGCATTTGAATTTAATTTTTATCTTGATGAAAATTATACAGAACCATTCTATAAAGATGAATCTAGAAAAACTTTTAACGTTCAAAGAACTGGTAGAGTTGGAATAGATACCGATGCAAAAATTACTCTATCAATTGATGATAATACTCCAACCAAACTTTATTATAAATTAGACCCAATACAAGAAAGTTCTTTACCAATAGAAAAATCTGAAATAAATGTTGATAATTCTGTGTTGTCAAATAACCAGGTAAGTATTGTAAAGAGCCTTTATAATGGAAAACATATTGTATCTGTAGCGTCTACAGGTAGTTTCACCTTCTCTATACCAGAAACTCCAGAAATATCTTCATACACACCATCAAATTCAATAATAACTTATGAAACAGACTGTATCAGTGCTTATGGTCCAATAACAAAAATTGAGATTAAAGATGGAGGGAGAAACTATTATTCTATTCCTGGAATAACATCAATCACAACTGGTATTGGTTCTGGTGCTATTTTGGAAGCATCAAGTACAACAATTGGAAAGATTGCTAGAACAAAAATTAATGATATTGGTTTTGACTTCCCAGCGGATAAAACTTTAAGACCAAGTGCTTCTTTACCACAAATTATTAAAATTGAGTCCTTAACCTCTTTGAGATCTGTTGGAGTTTCATCTTTTGGTAGAGGGTATAACTCTGCACCAAAACTTCTAGTTTTTGATGGTAAAACTGATGAATTGGTAAGAGAAGTTGATTTGAAGTATCAATTAGGCAACTCTAAGGTTGAAATTTTAAGAAACACTTTTGGAATAAGCAACACTAAACCAAGATTCCTACCCATCCAAAACTCAAATGGTGTTGGAATAAGTTCGGTTGGATTCAATACCACAACCAATGATGTGACTGTTACTTTGTCTGTAGGATTTAGTACTGCAGATTCTTTCCCATTCGTTGTTAACGATAGAGTTCTGATTGAAAATGTAAGTGTAGGTATTGGTTCAACTTTAAAGGGATATAATTCTAATGCTTATGGGTATCAATTATTTACTTTAACTGCAGTAGATAAAAATCTTGGTGGAATTGGATCTGTCACTTACAATCTGTCAAACTATATTAATTCTGGAGAAAATCCAGGAACTTTTGATGCACTCAATTCTTCTGGAAGAATAATTCCTGAAAAATATTTCCCAACCTTTAATGTAGAACTTCAACCAAACGACTACATTCAAGGTGAAGTTGTAAACTCAGACTCTTCAACAGGAATTGTTGAAAGTTGGAATAATAATACTGGTATATTAAAAATTTCTTCAAGTAAAGACTTTAAACCTAATGAAAAGATAATAGGTGAATCTTCTTTAACTCAAGGTATTGCATCATCAATTACTTCCTTTGATTCAGATTTTAATTTGAATTCTTTCTCAAAGGTTATAAGTGGATGGAATTCAAATTCTGGATTCTTAAATGATAATTTGCAGAGAGTTCAAGATAGTTTTTATTATCAAAACTTCTCATATTCAATTAAATCTAGAGTTACATACGATACTTGGAACGATGCAGTCAGTTCATTAAACCACTCTGCAGGATTTATAAAGTTTTCCGATTATCAATTAGAATCTTCTCTGCCAGATTCAAATAGAAACTCAATGACTGTTGGAATTACAACAGATCTTACTTCGTTTGAAGTTATCGGAGATTTAACTTCAGTAGTTAATCTTAACTGTGTTTATGATTTTGATCTTGTCACTGAAAATTCACTAACCCAGGGATCTACAATCCTATCTGATGAAATTATATTCTCAAGTAGAATCTTGACTGACTATTTTGAATCTTTTGGAAATAGAGTTCTATCTATTGATGATTTGGGAAGTCAATTTAATAGCAACCCAAGATCAACCGCATTTAGTATTATAAACACCTTTAACTTATCCGATATAAGAGCTCAAAAATATTTTGCATACATCAGAGACATTCGCTTTACTGCTCAGAGACAATTGATGGCAATTACTCTGGTTCATGATGGAACATTTGCATATATCAATCAATATGGAAGAACTGAGACTGTTTATGATTTAGGATATTTTGATTTCACAATATCAGGATCTGACGGACAACTTCTATTCTATCCAACAAGATATACAGTAAATGACTATCAACTTGCTGTAATATCTTACAATCTAGATGATAATCTCTTAGGAATTGGTACGACAAGCATTGGTGGTGTGGTTAATATTCAGACTTCAAGTAAAGAAGCTGTTGGAATAGCATCAACAACAATTGTTTCCATTGGATCTACATACAGATCAGTAAAAGCTCTTATTGAAATTACTGGTTCTGCAAATGAATATGAGTTTGATGAATTGAATATAATTCATGATGGAACTGAGGTTTACTTCACTGATTATGGTCAAGTAACTACAAATCCAGGTTTCTTTGGAATATCTGGATTTGGAACATATTATCCACATATTTCTGGATCAAACTTGTTGGTTGACTTTATACCAAATCCTGGTGTCGCAGTAACCGTTAATACAATTCAAGTTGCAATCAGCAGTGAAGGTGTTAGTGGAATTGGAACTATTGACTTGAAACATGCAAGACTTGAAGGTAGATCAACCACAATTGCTTCTTCAGGCACGCCTGGCATTCATACAATTGGAAGTTATCCTGATGAGTATGATGCAGCGTATTTTGTTGTTCAGGTTTCTGATATAACAAATGGAAGATATCAAATGTCTGAAGTATTTGTTGTGGATGATTATGTTTCATCTACCGCCAGTGCAGACACTTATGATACTGAATTTGGAGTTGTAGAGACAGTAACTGGTCTTGGAACAATTGGTTCTAGACTGATTGGGGCATCTTCTGGTATAGGAACTGTTGAACTTCTCTTTACACCAATAGCAGGTATTGATGCATCCGTAAAAGTTTACATGAATGCATTGAGAATACAAGATGACTCTAGAGATGAAATTAGTTTTAATAACGCTACAATAAGAACAGGATTTGGTGATTATGAAGGAACTGAAAGATCAATCAAAAGAGATTTTGAATTAACGCATAGAAATGATCCTATATTTGCTAGAGATTTTGTAGGAAGCGCAACCTCTATTGTTAATGTTTCTAGCAACACAATCCGTCTTCCAAATCACTTCTTTGTAACTGGAGAAAGTGTTAGATACACTAATCCAGGAACTGGATCAACAATGTCAATCGGAATTGGCACTACCACATTTAGTGGTATTGGTAGCACCGATAGACTTCCTGAAAATATTTTTGTTGTCAAAGTTAATGATGATAGCATCAAACTTGCATCCACTGCTGAGAATGCTCTTAAGGTTGTTCCAGAAACTCTAGACATTACTAGCGTTGGAATAGGAACATCACATAGATTTATTGCAACAAATCAAAATGCAAAAGTTTTAATAGCTCTTGACAATATCATTCAATCACCTGTAGTGTCTACTGCAGTCACATCTACCCTTGCAGATCAACTTTTCACAACTGATGACATAATTAAATTAACAGGAATTACCTCTATTTTTGGGTCGGATTTACTTCAGATTGGATCTGAAATTGTAAAAGTTGAGGGAGTTGGAATTGGAAGCACTAATTATGTTAGAGTCCGTAGAAACTGGTTGGGAACACCTCTTGCAGGATACTCAACTGGAGCTTTAGTAACAAAAGTAATTGGTAATTATAATATTGTTGACAATACTCTTAATTTTGTT